CTGCTTGTTCTAACAGGTCGTCTCTAATGTTTTGTCCACGCTTCTCTAAGTTGAGAACACGTGTAAAGCTGTTGTTGATTGCTGCGGTGTAATACGCAAAAGGGTTCTGACTCTTAGCTTCATTAAACTGCAATCCAATTTGTGTTAGCTGTAGTAGTGCTTGTCCACGCATTTCATCTACGTAAGTATAGCCACGCCAGTTGCCACGCATACTATAACGCTCACATAGCTTGATATACATACTAGCTAAACGATTGTTTGTTTTACCATGTTCAACGCTAAAGTGACCGTTGTCTATTCCGCCTTGCCAGTGACTACGTGCAACTTCAGTTAGATCACCGTCTACTAGTGAAATATGCTTGTATGGTGGGAAGTTACATTTGGAATAGTTATCAGCTTCAGTTTTTGGATTAGTTTTGCGCTTTTCTTCTGGTACGTGTCCAAATGTCATAAGCCTAAAAACAACATCTGTGTCAGCAATAGACTCCAAGTCTACTGAAAAGTCAGCAGCACGTGGTTTTGTCTTTTTACCAGTTAAGCCATTTTCCCAGGCTTTAACTTCAGCATCATAGGCATTTTTTTGCAAACGTGCTGCGCGACTTTCTTTTGCTAGTTGTATTGTTTCTGGAGTAATTTCGTTTAGTGAATTTACAATGTAATCGTAGTAAAAGTATTTTTCATCCTTTACCCAGCAGTAGCTCATCTTGCTGTTGTGGATTTCTTTTAATAATTCTTTGTTAGAAAGGTAATGTGTTGTTGATCGTGCCATTCAAAATGGTTCTCCTATTAACTTTCAGTATAACATTTACAACATCGTTGTCAACCGGTATTCTGTGGTAATAAATACAATATACAGGAGAACTCAGATGCGCTATCATGACCTTATAACTGAAAGTATGACTAACAACGTCACCGTGTTTTACGGCGGGCGTTTCCAGCCTATGCACCAAGGACACTTTGCATTGTATAAAAAGCTAGTGTCACGCTTTGGCGCAGACAATGTATTTATTGCTACAACCTTTAGTAAGGATGCGCAAAAACAACACTCGAACGGCGATTACACCAAAAATCCATTCAGCTTTGAAGAGAAGGCGGGTATTATTAGCAAGATGTTTGGTATTCCAAGTAACCACATACTAAACACAAGTCCTTATCGTCCAAACGTAGAGCTAGCGGGCCGCAAGCCAAATGAAACTGCGGTTGTACTGGCGTTTAGTGAGAAAGATGATGACCGTTTGATGAGCGGTGGCGCACTTGCACCACTACCAGACTCAAATGATGAACTACAAGCTGCTGATGAGAATCGTGCATACTTTGTAAAAATGCCAGTAGAGCAAGGTGGTATGAGCGCAACAGACTTCCGTAATACTATGGCAAGCGATGCAGCGCCTGAAGAAAAGAAGCGAGTTTTCCAACAATTTTTTGGTAAGTTTGACCAAGAAGTATTCAACTTTATTGAAGAGAGATTGAAATAATGGTAAGCGGCGTAAGCAGTAGCCAAAAAGTACGTTTAACTTGTCCTAGTTTTGGATTCAGTGGATTATTGGCTCCGCTTCGCCAAACAAACGGAGTTACATTCCCTTATACTCCAACTATACAATTAGGTCATGCCGCTAACTATGGAACATATGATATCACGCACAGCGTATATCAACAACAATACTTTATTAACACACCTAATCCCAGTATAAGTGTAACAGCAACATTCACTGCTCAAACAACTGGAGAAGCGGCATACAGCGCCGCTGCACTGCACTTTTTTAAAGCTGCAACTAAACCAGAATTTGGCGGAACATTTTCATCACGTGCGGGGGTCCCACCACACGTAATGAATTTTAGTGCATATGGCGCCCTACATGTGCAAAATGTTCCAGTAGTAGTAAAATCATTTACCTACACATTAACTGAAGAATCTGACTATGTTACTTTCAATTCAGCAGTTGGTGAAGTATCACTGCCTACTATCTTTATCGTAAGTTTAGATTTAGGGGTACAGTATCCACCAAGCACAGTCAAACGTTCTTATAGTTTAACTAACTATAAAAGTGGCAACGGACTAAAGAGAGGATTTATTTAATGGCAACCAAGTACGATCCAGGAAGTAATTATAGAAATACTTCTATAGTTGATAACAAATATTTGGATATATATGTATCTCCTATCGTAGGAGACATTAATGATTATGAGTTGCAGGATATTGTTGTTGAAAACAAATATAATCAGCGTCCAGACTTATTAGCATACCATCTTTATGGTAATGCAAAACTATGGTGGGTTTTCGCAGAATATAATCCTGATATACTAGTTGATCCAATTATTGATTTCGTAGGCGGAATGAAGATAACAGTACCGACAAGGTTTGGATAATGACTATATCAGAAAATTGGCTATCAACAGTTAACAGCCCAACTTACAATTTTACATTATATCTTGTAAAAGCAGAAGTTGCAAATGCTCCAGAGCAGTTATCAAATGATTCATCATTTCTTAACACTGGTAGAGCTTACATAATTGCGAAGTCAGGTTCTGAAACAACATATAATATAGACAACGTTGTCTTTACTTCAACACTTGTTCCAGGAGAACGAAGTGGAAACGTACAGATTTCTAATATAAACTTTGATATAACAGAGGTATTAGGATTTGACTTATTGGACCGCGTGTTATCTGTTAGTAGTGATTTTGGATTTAACAACATAACAGACGCGGCGTTTGTTTTAAAATTAGAATTCAAAGGCAGGAACCCTGTTACAGGATCATTTGCATTTTACCCTGGTATATTTTTCTATCCAATACGTTTAAACGCAATAAGTGCATCTGTTGGCCCTGATGGCGCCAGATATAACATTACCGCTGTAATGAATCCATCCATAGCACTAACGCAAGCCCGTGTAGAGACAGACATTAGTTTTACTGGTGTAAGAACAGTAAGTGACTACCTAAATAATTTACAATCTAGATTAAACCAATACGAATCAGACATCAGAAAAAGCGACCAGAATGATATAACTGAACCTGGACGTAAACATTCAATAAGAATGGGATCAAGATTTGCAAGTGCTTTAGCTAATGCTGAATTTGCTGGCCTAGCATCAAGCAGTGATGGTACTGCAACTGCGTTAGAGAAAGCTGAAACTCTCTCCTTTTCAGTCAATGTCAATAGCAGTGTACCTACTGTTATATCAGACACATTGACTAAAGAAATACCAGCATATCAAGAAATGTTAAGAATCGCAACGCAGACTAGGTTATCAGGTGCGGCTCGATCAGAGGGATTCTCGCAGAACGCATATCCATATATTGTTGTTAACATGGATATAGAATATGGGACAACGACAGATATAGATCCGCACACACTACAGCGTATAGATACAATAGTATATACAGTTGAGTTATTTTATTCAATGACCAGGCCCGATTCTGAAGTACCATCTGATGAAGTTAGCTATAGGACAGATCCATACCGTCAAGCTCGTTTATTTCAACAAATGCGTCAGTTTATGGCTAAGAGGTATAGTTATTTGTTTAGCGGTGATAATACTGAAATTTTAAATCTAGATTTAAACTATGACATGCTTTATTTTTCTGCCAAAGCACCATCTAGCGGATTGAATTATACAAATCCTGCACAGGATTTTCAACCACAGGTGGCAGAACCAGCAATCAGGTCAGCTGGTGGATTTTTATCTGGCAGGACAGTTGTTCCGCGGATTAGAGGGTTAATAACACCTGTCTATGATTATACAAATGCTAGTGCATATAGACAACGTGTTTCAGAAACAACAGGATCAGTTGATCCTGTTGTTACTACTGAAGCAAAAGAATATTTTGGACAATTTAATAAGGTAATTAATTTACAGATAACCATTAAGGGTGATCCGTTCTGGATGGGACTGCCTGGAACAGACACGTCTGGTGGAACACTGTCAAATGCACAAGATGTTCTTAAAAATGATTCACTAATAGGACTAGTAAACTTCCTACCGCACGAATCTGTAACTTATACTACCAATAGACATCGAGGACGTATGGATCCATTTACTACTGGGGTATATAGAGTTACGCAAATATCAAGTAGATTCCAGATGGGAAAATTTACACAAACTTTATCAACTACAAAGCACACTGAATTAACAACGGCGTTAGTAGAAAACGCATTTATGGGGCTATTATAATGGGCGGAGATGTAAAAACAACAGGTATAAACATTCCAGAACGTGGTAGGCGCGGTGATACACGCAATGTAAACTTGCCAAATGGAACATACACTGCTACTGTAGTATCAAACGAAGATGTAAATCGTACAGGACGCATTACGGTTAGAATTGGTGAACACGGATCTCCAGAAGACAATCCTGCTGAACACGTTGTACTACTCATGTCACCTATGGGCGGCTCTAATGGACACAAGGCATCGTCAGCGGATGTAGAAGATTCAAATACTACCGCACAGTCTTTTGGTATGTGGCCGCAGCCACCGGCGCCTGGTACAAACGTAGTAGTACAGTTTAGTCCAGGTATGCAGCAGGGCATATTAATGGGGTCATTACTTACTGCACAAACCAACCATAATATGGGAGGCAATGCCAGTTCTGAAGATAAGGATGGAAACATTGGACCAGTTGGCGAACAGAACCCATATGACACTGATCCACAAACACGCCCAACTGACACCGCACGTGGTGAACAACTAGCTGAACAAGGTTTGGAAGATGATTACGTTCGTGGACACAGTATGAGTAGTGCTAGACGTGAAAGTCCAAGCAAAGTTTTTGGTATTACAACTGCCGGCGGCGCTGTATTAACTATGGATGATGGCGCCGCTGATGGTAGCGGCAGTCAGAACATACGCATACGTACACCGGGCGGCGGACAAATACTTATTGACGACAGCACGGGCATAGTATTCATTACTAACCAGAGCGGTAGCACACATATTGAAATGAACGCTGCCGGCTGTATTGACATTTTTAGTGAGAATAGTTTTAGCGTTGCATCAGCACAGGACATCAATTTCCACGCACAAGGCAATATTAACATGCAAGCTGATCAAGGTATCAATATTCAAGCAGGCGGCGATGGTATAAGAGCTGCAACTGATGGACCACTGCATATGAAATCAACAGGTGTTGCCAACGTTCAAAGTGATGCTTCACTAAGTTTGAAATCCTCTGCTGCTATTAAAATGACAGCACCCAAGGTTAATTCAAACAGCGGAGCAAGTGCTGACGCTGCTGAAAAGCCAACCCCAAATGGCCTAGTAGAAAACAGTGGCGTGTCACAAAGCGCAGCTAGCCGTGTTCCAGAGCGTCATCCATGGAACGGTGTGCCTGGAGTTCAAGAATCATTTACAACAGGGCAAGGGAAACCAGTATAATGCCTAATTATGTAGTACGCCCAACAACTGTAACAAGTGAAATGCTAAAAGACTTTAGCATATATCCCATCACTGATGAAACAGCCGTTACTGAACTAAAAGAATTCCGTACACTAGAAGCAAGCCCACTACTACTTAACTTTGCGTTGCGACAGTACAAATGGACACCCTATCAGTATGCTGATGCTGAAGGAGTCAAACGCATTGGCTACAATACAACAAAAGGTAATGATGGTGTAGGACTAACGGAAACCCAGTCATACAGCTATTGGTTGGAAGATTTTAAAAATAAAGAAAGACGTTTTAAGAGCTTGTTTCCACTTGACAGTATGACGCAATCACAGTATGATGCTATGGTAAGCCTTCATTACTTTACGGGAAGATTTGAATATGTAGGAACAGACATCTGTAGATATGATCTCAGAGACTACATTAGAGAGCGCAAGTGGGATCATATTGGAACAGTATTCATTTACAATGGTGCTGATCGTATGAGAACACAAGCAGAAGCAAAGATAATGATGCTTGGAAATTATGGAAGATACACAGACAGAAGTTTGTTAAAGGAACGTGGACTACAGTTAATCAGAGGGAATTATCCAAACAGAATCAAAGACGCACTCGCACGGCAACAGGCTGAATACATATATTACGTAGAGACGCGGCGATTCTTACCCGGATTAACACAGGCTAGAAAACGGCAGATAGTAGATCAAGAACAGCGGTTAAGTTAAGGATTACAAAATGGCTAGGGTGTTAATACTAAACGCAGATGCACAACCGCTAAGTTTACTACCACTTAGTACCATTAGCTGGCAAAACGCTGTTAAAGCATACTTTCAAGATAAAGTAAAAATACTCCACAGTTATGACCGCGTATTACATGCTGCAAACTTCCAAATGCAGATGCCCAGCATTGTTATGCTAAATGAGTATCAAAAGTCTCCAGCAACCGCAAAATTCACACGTAAGAACTTATATCTGCGTGACAGTAATCAGTGCCAATACTGTGGCAAAAGATTTAGTTCAGGTGACCTAACCATTGACCACGTGATTCCACGTGCGATGGGCGGACGTACTACTTGGATGAATACTGTTAGTGCTTGTATGCCCTGTAATAGTCGCAAAGGTAAACAACTTCTGCGACCATTGCGTGATCCATTCCGTCCAAGCTGGCACGAAATGAACAGCAATGCTAAGAAATTTGACGTTATTATACCAGATCCCGCCTGGCAATACTACATACAATGGCCAGAAGAACATTTAATAGTAGACGAACGTCATAACGGAATGTCAAACTAAAAAAATACCCAGTGGAGACACTGGGTATTATCTTAGCAGTTAATTTCTGCATAAATATTATTATGGCGGAAATTATAGGCATATCAAACTCAGGAACTACTTGTACAAGCGTGACGCTTACAGACTTAGATCTGGCTTTATCAGATCTGAGAAATCATTTTTCTATTGTACCAGGTGAAAAATGGACACTGCCTGATTTTGGTAGCTATATATCGCATTATATTTTCGAACCACTTGACGAAGGTACTATTGAATTAATTCAACAAGATGTTGAACGTGTAGTTGCTTATGATCCAAGATTCGTTTTGGATAGTAGTAGTATAGATGTTATAGAACGCGAGCACAAGGTAACAGTTAATATGAGTTTAACTTATATTCCACTGAGCCAAGTTACACAACTATCAATTGATTTTGATCGCGAAGTATTATAAGAGACAAAAAGATGGCACAACGAGTAAGACAAACAAGATTATTTGCAGCAGAAGATTATATGGCTGTTTATGATTCTTATCTAAACGCAAACTTTAAGGCATTTGATTTCGACACCATTAGAGAATCAATGGTAGAATACATTAAATCAAATTATCCCGAAAGTTTTAATGACTGGATTGAATCCAGTGAATTTGTAGCATTGCTTGATGTTGTAGCTCAATTTGGACATAACTTGGCATTTAGACTTGATTTGAATGCACGTGATAACTTTTTAAGTACTGCTAAAAGACAAGATTCAGTTTTTAAACTAGCTGAATTTTTAGGTTATCACCCGCGCCGCAATATGCCAGCCAGTGGCGAGTTAAAAATTGTTAGCGTAAAAACAAATGAAGATGTATTTGGTGGTAGTGGAACAACACTGGCAGGCAAGGAAATTCGTTACGAAAATTCAAAAAATAATAACATTGATGACTTTATTACTGTACTAAACGTGGCACTAGCACAAAATAATCAATTTGGAAATCCAAGATCACAGGTAGGAATCAATGGTGTTACTACCGAAATTTATAGTTTTAACAATACCTCAAATCAAATTGTTTTTGAATTATCAGGTGCAGTATCAGGCAGCAAACGGCCATTCAACGCTGTAGGTGTAGATTATAACTTTTTGAATAGAACATTAGAAGAATCAGATCCTGATCCTGCTAAAGCATTTAATATTGTTTTTAGAAATGATGGTACAGGAATTAATAGTGACAGTAGTGGTTTTTTTGTAAACTTTAAGCAAGGCTCGCTTGCTTTTAAAGATTTTAGTATTGACTCACCTATAGGAAATTTATCTCTTGACGTTAACGTCAACAATGTGAATAATAAAGACGTCTGGGTACAATCAATTAACGACAATGGAAATGTTATTAAGAATTGGAAAAAGGTTGATAACGTTTGGGGATTGAACGAAATATACAGTGTGTCATCTAAGGAAGATGAAAACACTACGAGTAGAGATATTTTTGCTGTAAAAACTCGTGAAAATAATCAAATAAGTATTTTGTTTGCAGACGGACATTTCGGAAATTTACCTAAAAATCTTATTCGTGTATGGTATAGAGTTAGTGAAAACTCAACATATGTATTGCGTCCTGATGACATTGGATCAAAGAAAATAAATCTCCAGTATACTGGAATCGATGGAAATATATACACTCTAACACTTACAGTTCAACTTAAGAAAAGTGTATCAAACGCTAGTGTGTCAGAGTCACTTGACGATATAAGAGAAAACGCACCAAAAATATATTCTGCGCAGGATAGAATGATCACTGCTGATGATTATAATAATTATATATCATCACTGAGTACAGGTATAATTAAATCAAAAAGCATAAACAGAACACACAGTGGCCATACTCGTCATCTTGATCTTAAAGATCCAACAGGTGAATATGGTAAAGTTAGACTATTTGCTACAGATGGCTTATTAAAAAAAGCCGACAATACAAAGACTGATGTTGCGAATAGCCTGACAAGTTATTCAATATTTGAGAATTATGTCAAGCCACTTTTGTCTGATCATGAATTGCTATCACTGTATTATGATAAACATATAAATTATTTCTTAAGCACTAGGGATGCCTTCCCTGGAGTTTTCTATTGGAATACATACGACGGCATGACAGGATATATTACGGACGCAACATCCAATGTGGTGGGAAATAATAATGAAAGCATTTATACATATTTCCTACAACCTGGGGCAATGGTAAAATTTGTTAATGGTAACAATGTTTACTGGGCAAGTGTTTCTAAAATGTTTGCTAACGGGTTGGGTGTTGACAATAATCTTGGAAACCCAAGCGGTTTGACAACCACTGGGCAGGGCGCAATCACTCTTGATGTTGAAGTGCCTACTGGATCAACGATTGAAATTATATATATGGCATTTTCTAGACAGTTCACTACAGATGAAAAAACAGAAATCCTGACCGAAATAGAAAACAAAAGAAATTTTGTCATCAAATACAAACCATTTAATGGTACATGGCAAACAGCGATCAATCCAACTATTTCGTCTGCTCCTTCGCAATATAATTTTAATGGTAACGAACCTAATGACTGGATGATCCTTTTTGAATACACTGGTAACACAAA